AAGACTGTAGGAGTTGTATAATCAATCGAGACAAAGCGTAGGCGAGTCGACGTATCACCATAAAATATAACAAAATGTGTTCCTAAAAAAAATACCTTGGGCTTATAGCCTGTGGTCGACACAGATACATTTTTAACAATACTTTGTCCTGTCTGATAATCAATGACTGAATATCTCACTCCACCTTGTGTATCTTCCCAGGCAAATACTTGTAGATCATGTGCGAAAGCAGAATCTGCTAATGTTTGTTGATAATTATCTTTAATAATAGATTCGACTTCAATATCAACTGCGACTTTAGTTCCCTTCACATTTAATAGATTTTGCGATTCTGATAGAGAAGACACTTGTTTGCCATCCATCACAACAAGCTCATCTAAGTATGAAGCTACCGCATTGCCAGAAGTTAGTGTTGTTCCGGAGCCCACATCTTCATAACCAGGAAATTTTATGATCTCATTTGGAGTTTGAAAATAACCATTCACTAAAGAAGTCAACTGTCCAGGGATGAGCTGTTTAGGATCGGATTTGTCATCGATACCTTTATTCAGAGCAATCTGTACATTTTGTCTTTGCAGCATACTTGCCCCTTAAAAAACGTAAATATCGACGGTCACATTTGCAGAGCATTGCAAAAGCAGTGTGGACGCAGGATTGGAGTTATTATCCTGATCATCCCATACTGTGCTTTGAGATCTAACTCGAACTAATTGCCATCCATTCAAGATACGATTCAATCCATGATTGATCGTATTCACTTGCCCAGCCACCAATGCCACCGACTGAATAATGTTCCCAGTCACAATGAGATTGGATGTGATCGGTTGCAGAGACGTGATCATGTTGTTCTGCAACTGATTGATCAAACGATCTTGAGTTTGCACTCTGGCAATTTGGATTGGCATTAGAATGCTCCTGATCCATCGCCGTTTCCCGACCCGGTCGGCCACCAGAAATCATTGTACTGAGTATCTCCAACAGTTGCAGGGAAACTAGAATCTCTATTTTCAGCTGCGTACTCGATACGCTTAATAAGAGCTGCTTTTTCAGCAAGCATGACAGAGGTATCAGATTCTTCTTTGTCTTTCATTTTGATCGCTGCATCCACGATCACATATTCAATCCATCCAGAAATACCGTCTGCAGTATCTGTAGGACTCACTAATGGTTCTAGACGTGGGATGTACCAAAGCTGCATGGTTTGGCCACCAGCAGGGATTGGAGTAAGCCATAGATCATTGGCTTTTACTCTATAGCGAAGATTGGTCACACCATAAAAGCTTTGAAAGTTTGGAACTGCATAACGATTACGATCCACCCAATTGAACTGGCGAATAGTAATCCATGAATCATTTTGCGTAGGTGAGATACAAAGATCTACTCCCAAGAGTTTGAGCAATGCAGGTGCGCCATTATACAAAACGCCATCAGGCAGAGGATAAAACTGATCTTGACCATTGGTTTGAAATTGTAACGGAGGGGCCACGAAATAATCATTGTCATATTTTGATACCAATAAATCATAAAGCTCAAAATAGCTTTGGTTGATGTAATTGGTGAGCTCCGCATCTGTTACAAATTGAGAATTGACGAAATCAGCACGCTGTCTGGTCTGATCAATGATCTGCTGAAGCGTTAATGTGGTAGCCATGGATTACTCCATTTCGTCTAATTCACCGTTTTCATGCTCATTCGTCTCATGTTCGGCTAAAAATGCTTTCAGACAATGGGCCAAATCCACAGGAGATTTTTTGTCCATCGCTGCGATCATTTCTTCTGCAATCTCTGTTAAAGCTTTCATGTGGCCATCTAAATGACTCTCAGCCTTCATTTCTGAAGGCTGGGTCATGCCACCATCTGGCTTCATACGAGAGATTATAATAGAGACAGTCTTTTTCTTATCTCCAGGGATAATCATTCTCGCCCCTTTTTAAAACTGTACGGGTAAAGGCTGAATCAGAGCAGTCGCAGGTGTTGGAGAAAACACGCTACCATCTGAAGTCTGCACATTTGCACCACAGTTATAAATTTGGTTTCCAGTTTTGCTGGTACCAAAGAAAGTGAATGGAATGTTGAATTTCAATGAGCCTGAAGCAGGCACACTAATAGTTTCACCAGGTCCCAAGGCTGCATCACCGATTGCAACAGGAGCTGCATAGTAAGAAGCGCCAGAAGCAATCGCAGTACCTACGATGCTGTTAACGTTCACTGCAGATGATCCAGAATTGCTAACGGTTAAAGTAGCTGCAAGGGGTTGGTTCACATACCCCGTTGCAGGAAGAATGGTAATTGAAGCTGACATTGCCATATTTTATTCCCCCTTAATGTTACGGAGCAGTTGAGTCGCCAAAAGTAAATTCAAAATATCCAATTTCACCAGAGGCAGGATTAGCTGCAGCACCAGCATAATCAATTGTCAAAACTCGCAATGAAGCGGTTCCTGCAGTTGATACGGAGTTAGTGCGAACACTGATGATAGGAGCAGCTGGAGCACTTGCACCAGAAGATGCACCTTGGAATACTGAGTTCACTTGCAAAAGCTTTACGTACACATCGCGCTGGATTGCTCCATTGGATGTGGTACCGAATGTAAATGTGTAATCTCCAGTACCGTTCTGAGTAATACCCAAAACTCCTTTAGAGTTTGCAGTTACCAGTGTAGGAACACCAGACGCTGCAAAAGTCACATTTGCATAAGCAGTTACTACGACTTTTTCATATGTTTGTGGAAACTGATTGCGCCATCTATTGGCCATAAAAACCTTCCTTATTCAGGCAAAAGCCCGGGGCGGTTTACGATGTCCATAGCCCCCCTGGACAAAGAGGGGACCTTATTGGTCCCCCTAATTTCAATTAGGCAGAAAGAACAACGTTAGCGTTCCAGCCAGGAGCATTAGTGCGCAATTGAGCGTAGTAACCAACGCGAACTTCACCAGCATCAGCGTTGTACACACGAAGCATCTCAAGACCATCACCGTAACGAAGGATCTGAGGAGCATCGCCCAAAGTTTCAAGAGCCCAAGTGTCCATTTGTAGCAAGTAACCAGTTTGAGCTTGGCAGTTGCGATCAGGGAACACTTTAACAACAGAGTTAGCACCATTAACCATGATCCCACGGAAAGCGATATCGGCAGGGCCTTTCATGTCAATGTACTGAATTTTGCTACCTAATGCTTTTTCAAGAGCAGAGTAAGAAGCAAAGTTAGTCACGAATACATCAGGCTTTCCACCTTCTCGAGCGAGCAATGAAGTCGCATCAATCAAAGCTTCTTCGATGGATTGTGCAGAACCATTGTAACGAACACCAGCCAAACGAGTGGTATCAACAGATCGGTCAACACCGAAGAAGTTGTCACCAGAAGTAGGAGCAGTTGTAGGCAACCAAGCAGCAAAACCTTTTACTTTGGCATTCAAGTCACCTTGAACAAGCAAGTAATCGCCGTTACCCCAACCAGAAGGAGAACCTGCAGCACCACCAAGAGCAGTGTCAGATACAGTTAAAGTTCCAGCAGAACGATTTACAGCAACAACGTAACCAAGAGCAGCACGAGGAGTACCACCATCAGTCTGGTTAGCTTGCAAAACCATGTTGATCTCGAACTGAACGATATCTTGAGGATTGCTCAGAGTGATCACACCAGTTGATACAGAACCAGAGATTTGACCAATGGAACCAGTACCAGTGCGGAAGATTGCAGATGCCAAAGAGTTAGTGGCTGATCTGATTGCACCATCGATAACGACTTTAGAACCTTCCAAGAAGGCCATTTTGTCAGTTACAGAGGCAAGCATGGTTTGGTTATCGATTGTAGCAATAGAGTAATCTTGGTTACGAGTAAGCAAGAAAGACTCGATCTGTACAGCAGATTGGTTACCTTGAGCGTTACTAAAGGTAGCAGAACGACCTTGAGAAACACCAGTGATGATAGGAATTGGCTTATATTTACCACCGAAATCGGTGTTCTTTTTAAGCATCGCCAAAGTAGGATTGTCAGCATAAACCAGGTTTTCTACAACCTGACCGTCATATAATTCTTTAAGTGCCGCGTTCATCGCAGGCAAATCTAAATAACTGGAGAAAGCCATAAAGTTATCCCTTTAAAGTAGTTTGAAATTGTTATGAGTTTTTTGCCTGTGGATAACGTTTAGGCGCTTTTAGATAACGACTTTAATCGGATAGTTTTATTGCTTTAACGACAATTAATTAGATAACAACACCCCCATTTTTAAATGTAAATGGGGATGTGTCAATAGAGTCTAGGTCTTATTTAGATTTAGCGCGGTCATAAGCTGCCGCTGCTCTTGCCAAGCGATCCATCTCACCTTTATGTCCCACCACTGATGGTGAAGAATGAGAAGCCATTTGATTACTAATTGTGCGAGCGGGAGGACGTTGAGCATATCCTGGAGGTATTTCCCCAGAAACCCTAGCCTTCATATCTTCCGCTGCTTGATCCACCTGCGCACCAAATAAAGATTTTCCCTTATTCGTGTTTTGAACCTTTCTCACTTCCTCCATCAAGTAATCTTCACCCGCTTGCGCAGCCTCTTCATTACTCATGATCTTATTGGTGCGTTCATAGTATTCCTGCACCGTGTTATAGATTAAATCTTGGCCATTGAAGAGGGCGCAGAGTTCATATTTATCTTTATTGGCATCAACAAATGTATCGATAGAGTTACGGTACTCTTGAAGAGTTTCTTGTACGTGTTTCTCTTGTGCTTTGATAGCTGCTTGTCGTTGCTGTTCTTCTTTTTGAGCTTGTTGTTGTTTGTACTCTTCAAATTGTTGCTGAATTGATTTTACTTGCTGATCTGCTGTGGGCTTATTGTCATTGAGCACATATTGAGATGCATCTTCATAAGACCAGCCTTTAGCCTTGAGAAGATCGATAGGATTATTGATCTGATCAAACTGTGCGTATTTACCATAACGCTGCTCTAATTGTTGCTGTTGCTGACGCATTTGATTTTGCAGTTGTTGCTGCATACGCTGCATCTGCTGTTTATATTTCATGCGTTCTTGATGCATACGTTTTTCGTATTGCATCTTAAGATTGAGCTCTTCAGCCTTGGATTGAGTCGGTTGAACATTCTCTACAGGTGTCGATGGTGCCTGTTCACCCTGCACAGGAGCTTGTGGCGTACCTGCGACTTGTGCTGTAACTGCAGCTTCTGACATAGATAACTTCCCCTTTTTGTATGGCTCAGGGCGAAGGAATCGAACCTTCGTCTAATGGTTAACAGCCATTTGCTAGACCTTCCAGCTAGCCCTGATCGTTTTATGACTTATATGATTTGGAAGACGACCAATCGTAAGTAGTCCCGCCACGACCTACAGGATTATGGAATTGAAGTTTTAAATCAGGTCTATCTTTGGTAGCTTTTAACACGCCAAAGTTTTGAATAGTTTCATCAAAAACCTGCTTATCGAATTTCATTTCCTCAACACCATACATTTCGTAATAGTCCAATAAACCTTCAAGCTGTTGCTTTGTGATTATCATCTTTTGATGCCCCATTTGCGCGGACGTTCTTTATCCTCGATCACGACTCGATGCTCAACCCCATTTTGATCTTTCCAGTGAGTCTCACCCTTCATTAAGAGATCACGGCACTTATTTGGGTCTTTAGCCCACCGACTGTTTTTCAGTTCGAATTGAAGATCGTGGATAAACGGGACTTGATCCACCCAGTAATCTTCTTTTTTGTCTCCCGGAAATATAAGCCAATATGTAAAATAACGAACTTCAAGCGACTTTTCTTTAATACCCATAAGTACTCCGTATTTTTTTTCACCTGTAAGCTGCGTTTTGTTATTGGCGGCAAAGCATGAGCATATTCATTGATACGCATAAAAGGTTGTGATTTTACATACTCAATTTGCGTATCAGTAAGAGGACCGATTTGTTTTTCCAGATCCTCAATACTCTGAGCTCTAAGCTTTGCCTCATCAAAATGCACTATACTCCTCCAGGCACATTCTGGATCATGTCTGATGCAGGAGGTGCCATAGGATTAGCTTGGGGAACTAATTGTGGAGGGGCTGGTGGCATAGATTTAGCCACCAGCATCTTCACCTGATCATTGAACTGACGAAGCATATCCATCTTAGTGTCTTCAAGATTATTTAGTTTACCTTGCGCAATGTATTCAAGGACCAGTTCTTGAGCCAAGTTCAAATCATCATCAGGATTGGGAGCTGTGTATTTTTCTTCCTCAATAATCTGCTCAAAAATTTTGTGCAGATAATTTTCTTCTGCGTCTTGCAACTCTTCTTCCTGCTCCAGATCTGGAAAGTTCAAAAGCTTACGTGCAGTACGAGGAGAGATGAATCCTGCTTGCACATACTCCTGAATGGTTTGCAGTCGACCTGCAGGGTCTTGTGGTAAAGAGCTCACAGGGAAGATTTTCATATAGTATTGATCATCTTCAAGATCGATCTCTTTCCAGTCGATGGTCTCAATAAATTTCTTGCCTGGCACTGTGACTGAATATTCCCCTTTTTCTGCATAAATATCTTTAGCCACATCGATTGAAAGACGTGCTAATTGCAAAAAGAAATCTTCATATTGTTGTCCAAGCACCATAAATCGATCGGACTCAATATCATTGTATTCTCGAAGCGCTTTACCAGAGTTAAGGCCTGCAGGCTTCATACTATTGGCAGATAACTGCGAGATGCCTATCTGCTCATATGCAGAAGCTTTGAGCCAATCGATATACTCGTTCATGCCCATAGGAATGGGTGGTGGAACCACATATTGAGGAGGAGTGCCAGAGTAATTAACAATCGCACCAATATCGTTATTCAAATGCTGTTTAACGATCTTTGATCCATTCTCAATGAACACTTTAAAGCTTCCCGCCAAATGGAAGGAGCGTTGTTTCACCCAAAGTACTTTATTGATCTCTAATTGAATATTTTGAATTTGCTCAGCCCCACCTTGACCCCAATTTCCGTAAAGACGCTTACACCATTGGAACTTAGCAAACGGAAAGTAATCCTTAGTCCATTCTTCACGAAAGAGTTCACCCGATTGGCCATCGGTCCCAGCAATGATAATCACGTGAAGACCATCATCTGCTTCTGGACCAGAGGGTAAATGCCAAGACTCGCAAATCGTTACTTGGTCTGTGACTGATTGATATCGTGCTGTGAGATCTGCATTGGCATTATTGGCTTCTTGGATGATTTTTTTCTTATCTGGAAATGCTTCATAGAGCATATCCCGGTCTACGTTTCTTACTCGGTGAAGTTGCCTAGGATCTCCGTAGAAGGCTTCATTTGCGTCAACATATAACTCTGATACGAGAGCTCTTTCCCATGTAACACGTCCGTAGCTGTCATAAACGTATATAAGACCATCACCAAAAACAAAACCATCGCGAAATGCATCAGGTCCCATTTTGTAGGCGTTGTTTTCATAGAAAATCCCATCACAAAACTTATCTAACTTTTTGGCTTTACGTTGGAGTTTATAATCCCCTCCCGAGGTGAGAAACAATGGCTTTGGTTTGTTTTTGGCCATTTTTGAGACAATGGTATCTCCGGCCGATTGGATAACGTTGTAAGAGACTCGGTCTTTTTGAGTTGGTTGAGCGTTGGTGATTTTTGAGAACGATAAACCATTAACGCCCATAAGGGTGGAATTACCATAAAGCCTCGCAGAAGTTTGGTATTGCGTTTGTCTTTTTGAGTCGTACTGTCCTAAGAACCCTACGATTGTTGAAAGAGCTTGAGGCAGCTGCTTTGAATCCAGCATCCACCATTTCTTATTAAAATCGCCTAATGAATTCTGTTGGTTTTTAGGTACATTAAAACTTTTGTAATCAATCTTTTGCATAGCCATCTTCATCCCCCGGAGGCTTGTTACGCTGTGCTATCAGCTCATCATAATAATCTGTGGATAAGAACATAAGTTCATCTTCTGTGGGTTGCCTTTCTTGATCACTGGGCACCTCCAGAGGATTGGTCATCATAATGCGTGGTTGATCATCAACAGGCTTAAAGTTGATCGTAACGTAGTCAGTCTTAAAGAACGTGATAGTTTTGTGCTCTTTTAAAATATCGAGCAACTCTTTAATGTCAGAATTGGTCATCTTGCTCCCAGCCCCATGATGTAAAACCTCCCTCATTATCATTCTGTTCTTCCATTCTTTCAATAAAAGCCTGCTCCATCATCTGCTCCTGCTCCTTAAACCACTCCGGAGTCTTAGGCTTAGGCTTCACCACAGGCTCCTCATAGAGCCAATGCATGCTCTCTCTAAATGCATAGAGCACAGCGTCAATAATATCTGAATGGAAGTAATCAGAGATTACGAGTTTATCTGGAGTGGATTTTTCATAGTCCCATTTCACTCGTTTGGAGTCATCGGCGAATAGGGAGTCTTGTTTCGCGAAGAACTTTTTGGTTCTGAGAGCATCATTCATGATCTCGATAGCTTCTATTTTTCTTGTTTTTTCTGCTGCATGGATTGGAAGGGAATAACGTTTTCGCATTTCTTCTGCGATCTTTTTTCCAAGTCCTCCAGTATCCATGACGATTCGATCTGGATTATACTTGCGAATGAGGCGATCAAGCTTCGAGGCAAGTTCAGTAATCCCTTGCTCGCTCTCCACAGACTCCTCCACAAGATATGCAGCTCTAGAGTGCTTGTGGTACCCAATGACAGCAATAGCGTCTGCATCGTGAAAACCAATATCAACACCAATGATATAAGACCAATGGCCAGATAGCTGAGGTTCCAGATCGTAATGGTTATGAGCCGCTTGATATTTGATAACAAGTGCTTCGAGGTCCATGACCCATTGTCCATAGTACTCCCTTAAGAGGGTCGGGTTGTCCGGTGCCCAGCCCTTTCTTTTAATGAGTTCGTCCACGTAATGCTTTGGATTCGGGAGATAAGGATTATCAAAAAGTGACCAACCGTAATTTGAATAACCATACTTACCAAGATGAGTAATATCATAAAAATATCCGGTCGGGACCGCTCCCGGAGTACCCACAACAGCGATCCAACCATCAGTGTAATCGAGAGTAGCTGGACCAAGAACATCGTCGATAAGTTCCGTAATGTGTGGCCTAAAATCTTGTGCCTCATCAATAGCTGCTCCCGGTGTTTTGATACCTTTTAAACGAGCAATGAAGTTTTTAGTGTCTGCTCCAAATAGTTGCAAGCGTGAACCATTTGGTAAGGTCATAGTTAAATTAGACTCAGTGAACACAGCACTTATTTTGAATCTATCATTAAGCTCATTGAGCATGGGCCACATAATGTTTCTGGCCGATTGTCTAGTGAGTGCTACATAGGGACAAAAGCAGCCAGGATATTTGAGCATTGTGCGGATGAACCGCATGGATAGGCCTGTGGATTTGCCTGCGCGACGTGTACAAAGTGCAGAGACATATCGGCTTTTATCTAACACAAATGCATTCTGTTGAGGAATATTTGGATCTTGGATCTGATCAATATTAAGCGTTGAGGCCTGCCGAGCCTTCTCAGCTTTAATATACTGTAGAGCTTTTAATATCTGCTCAGGCTTAGCATTTCTTAATATCTTCGGATCGAGTGGCATGTTGTCCTGTTGGTAGCCAAGTATTTTTCTCTGGGACTCCTAGATCTCTGCGGAGTTGATGAATATCTATCTGTAGCTGATTAAGTTTTCGCCAAATCGTTGGCAGAGAATAATATTTTAGGGCTAGCTGAGTTTGTTTTACGTTCCCCTTAAAATGCGTAAGCGCTTCAATGAGTACTTGTCTTTCAATATCGGCAAAAGTCATCCCTAACTTCCAAATCATGTGGGCCCCCTCCGATATTAAGGATAAGTGAAGCCTTTAAGATTTGAAACGGGTACTTTACCCCGTAAACATTATTCCCATTCAATATAAGGCGTGTTGTTATAAAGAATTGTGCCTTTTGTGCCATTGGACCAGGTGACATCAATACCTATGCGTCCCTCAGTCATGGTGCAATTATAGCGTTTAGCTTCAATTGTGTTGGTCACATCAAGACCTCGGCCATCAGCTTTAGGGCATGCTTGAGCTAAGTGAACTCGTACCATTTTGGCCATGCGCCTGGTGTTTAGAATTGGCATTTGTTTAATGTCTTCTGCAGAAGGGTTATTAAATGTACTAACTGTAATAGTACCGTTTTCACTCATTTGTGGCATTTCAAACTTCCCCGTTTCTTTATTAAGTTTCATCCCTTTTTGTCTTCCCATTTTCTCCCTCAAATTCTGTAAGGATCATATTTGGCACGCTGATGATGAGTGTTGAAGTACGTGTCCAGGTCATAGGTCCAGTGGGTGAAATAGGTATCATCACTATCAAATTTCACTTGTGATTGATCTAGCAATGCTTTGGCAATTCCCATCATGCGCCACTCATCTTTGGTGTAAATGTAATGGATCGTGTTTGGTTCAAACACAATGTAGGCAAGAATAATTTCAGGTTCATCTTTCATGTGAGCTACAAGCACTGCTGAGCGATCAAGAATGCGTTTGATCACTTGCTCGTGCCATTTGTAGAAAATGTTGTGTTGAATGCGTTTAGCGAACGAAGATTTGTGTTTGTAGGATCTAAGCCATGAGGCAATGATAAAGGCAATATCATCAGCATGACTGCTACGTAGATCTATGGCTTCTTTCAATTCACGTCTCGGATTTGTTTAGAGAGATTGTTTTCTAGTTCTTCGCGTTCATTTTCTGGCAACACCTTTAGACTCGCAATTAAACGATCAAAGTCCATGGCTGCATCTTGTGAGCGCCATCCAAACTTGTTACGCATATTAACCATCCAGGCTGGGAACCCTTTGTTATCAACAAGTCCTGTGGCCATATCGATGCCTAGATTGTCCCAGAAATAGAAGCCTTTTTGAGTGCCTATCTTTTTAGCTTCGGAAAACTCAGGATGAACTCGTTCCCATTCATACAATGTATCTGCTGTAACTGATAATTTGCCGGCAAAAGCTAAATAAGCTCGACCTTGAGAGAGGTGGTCTATGAGCATTTGGCAGTATTCTGGTTTGTACAGAGTGGGTCTGCCAACTTTGGCCATTCGTCTTCCCTATTTTGATAACGACTTAGGGCATGGTGCGTAACTTTTCGGTTAGATGAGACAAGTCTCTTTCCAACTGCACGATCCTTAAAGAATATTTATTCATTTCTTTTATGTCAATGCGCACTTCTGACACAACGCTCTCAAGTTGTTCAACTGTAGTGGTGAGGACACTGATGCAGGTTTTGATATCTGAGATGGCATGGGAGAGGGATTGGATGGTGTCTTGGTCTTTGGATTTAGAGGCCCTGAAGGAGTCTTTTAGGATTTGGAGTAGAAATTGGATAAGACTGAATGATAGAAGAGATAAAAAAATTAGAATTGATGGTGGGAGATCCTTCAGGGCATCATGCATTTCCACTCCAAATTTTGAGATGAATCAGCCTTGGTTTAAAGCCTAGCTTTAATGGTTATGCATTGCTATTTAAATTAGGTCGAGGGATCTTATTTGGTTAAGGGGGTAAATTATGGCATGGTTACAAGAGAATTGGGCGATGTTAGTTGCGGTATTGTTTGGTATTTCTGAGGCATTGGCTTTGATTCCGGCAGTGAAATCAAACAGTGTGTTTCAGTTGATCTACAACACATTGAAATCATTGAATCCTTCTGCTCCTAAAGAGTAAAGATGCTAAGTGTATTATTAGCGCTGCTACAGGCGATTCCAGCATTGAAGAGTATATGGGATGAGTTGGTGGCAGCGTATATTTCGCTTAAGATTTCTGAGATGAAGGCAGAGAATGTGGCGGCTATTAAGCTTGCTATAGAGAAGCAAGATCAGAGCGGATTAGAGGATGCGATTGGATCGGATAGGTCTGGACAAATGTCTGGGATTGATGGGACTGAGCATCGCGATACTTTGCCTGGGGTCGTGTCGGACACCAACAAGAGCTGAGATTGACGCTACGGTTTGGCTTAATAACGCGCCATTACCTAATGATTTATGTTTAAAGAACCCTGCTTTAAAAGATTATGGGTTTTATCGTCGATTAAATGCTGGTGGTTTTGAGTTCATTTCATTCTGTGACCCTAAGTCTAGGGATTGGATTTCTGTTTACAAAGATGACTTCAATAAGATGCTGGACGAGTATCTACCTCAAGAGAGTCAGTAGAGTTTTACAACATTTTAAAAGAGGGGGATTAAGTGTCTGATTTTAAAAAGGCATTGGAATACGTATTGGTGAATGAAGGCGGCTACTCAGATATTCCAGAGGATGCAGGGGGAGCGACCAATCTTGGAATTACGATTAATGAGTACTCAAAATGGGTCGGCCATCCTGTATCTAAAGAAGACATGAAGCGTCTAACTCTTGATGACGTAGCTCCTATTTACGAGAAGAACTATTGGCTATTGCCGCAATGTGACAAGATGAATTCAACAGCTGTGGCTACGTGTGTGTTTGATATGTGTGTGAACTTTGGTCCGTATGCTGCATCAAAGATGGCCCAGAGTGCCTGTAACCTTCTAGGGAGCCATTTGTATGTGGATGGCAAGATTGGTCCACTTAGCTTAGCAGAACTCAATAGGCATGATCCTCATGCGTTTGTGACGACATTTGAACAATTGGTTGAGCAAAGGTATCAAGGAATTGTGGCTAACAATCCATCGCAGCGCACCTTTTTAAAAGGTTGGATGAACCGAGCTAAAAGGCTTTTAACTTTGGTGTAGATTTTATATCGTAGTAAAAGTTGTCTTTTTTGCATGCGCCTTCACGTCACTCAAAGGGCCTCTAAAGAACTCCAAACTTTAGGGGCCCTACCTACACCACTGGCAATTATTGTTTAAATCACACATAGCGAGCACTTTACGTTCTTGTTGGCCTTCCTTGTTTATCGTGTATTGGAAGGTCTGTGTTGCTTGGCAAAGGGATTGAATGGTTAGCTGGCCGGACAATCCATCAAAACTATACTGGGATGTGTGTAGAATCATTATAGCCTCGCAACCGTTCCAAGTAATATGGTTTAGTTGTCCAGGATTATCTAAAACGGATGAATCAAGAAAGTTTAGTTGATCCTGACATTGGAGCATTTTCTTCGTTGTAAGTGATTGAGATACTTGTCCAGTCTGGCCTTGTTCTTGATCTGGAGACTTTGCACAACCCATCGCTAAAACACTGATCGTAAGAATCACTAATTTTTTCATAATAACCTCTATAGAAACATTGTAACACAATGAGTCATATACTCTAGAAAATACCGCACTGATTTAATTGTGTTGAAAAGTTCGACATTTTTGCCCGTGCCTAGAGTTTATGGCACGGGCTTTTTCTTTTGGAATAACGTGTTACGACATCTAAGGAAAAAGAAATAAAACCTGCCTGGCAACCTTTTGGGAGTGTAATCAGGCAGGCTGGACCATCTAGAATCCACCTTCTCAATATCTTTAACTTATGAATTTAACAACGAGTAAAAGGAAACCCATTTGGTTTTAGTGCCGAAATGGGTTATTCATCGATCCGCTTAGAAGAATGAATAGGCCAAACCTACTTCATTTTTTCACTACTGCAAAACTAAATATTCATCATGTGGAGGGGGAGTAGCATGGCAAAACGTCTTAATGATTCAGAGCAGTGGAAAGATCCTTGGTATAGAGAATTAGGACCATTCTTAAGAGATTTGCGTCGTTTTCTTATGGATGATTGCAATATGGGCGGCATCTGGCGCTGGGATCTTAAGCGAGCCGCTTATACCATAGGAGTAAAGCAACTTACTTTAGATGACATCAAAAAATGTTTTAAAAAAGAACCTTTCTTCTTTGAGGATAAAGTCTTTTTGCCAGACTTTATCGATGTTCAACACAATTCTAAGTTAAATCCAGCTGCGAATATTGCTGCTTCAGCTATTAAAGATTTGGAAAAAGAAACAGCTCTTGTTGGTAAATGGGAACATTTTCTTACTGAAAAAAAGTTAAAAGAGGAAACTTTTGAACGGCGTCAGGACGGCGTCCAGACGGCGTCTATACGTCCACATATAAATATAAATATAGATAAGAATAAGAATCCCGGGGCGCAATGCGTTAATTTTGATGAAGATAAGGAGTATTCTTATTTTTTGGATGCAATTAAAGATTTTGGTCGTACAGATCCCATAGGCGCTAAAAAATGGTTACATGAAACTCGATGGGAAGTTATTAAGTCTTTAGGTGGTTGGACTGCTTTTTGTGATCGCCCTAATGATGATTGGAAAAAGAAAGATACTATTAAAGCAATCAAATCAGTTTATAAGATAACAATGCAATAGTTCGCTAGTTGATCACTTGACCATTCAAACAAATAAGCCTTAAGGTCCCGTTCAGATTCCACATGGCCACACAACCACTGTGAAATTCAGCTTTAAAGGCTCTGTGAATAGCAGGGCCTTTTTTATTTGACCTAACACCGCCATAGGTCTAAAAGCACCACAGCTGAATTTAACAAAAGAGGTTCGTATGCCATGGTCCGATCAATGCGATCAAATCGCTACATCTTTAGCCAAAGCCCAAAATGAATTTGAAATCGCAAAGTTTGATACTGAAAATCCACACTTTAGAAACAGGTTTGCTTCCTACGCAGCCCTAGTTAAAGCCTCCAAAGCCCTGGCTAAACACGGCATCTGTTTCTCCCACGAAATTATCCAAAACGATGATGGCAAATGGATGGTCACTCAATTAACGCATAGCTCCGGCCAATGGTTCAGATCCTTTTTCCCAATGCCAGTGGATAAATCCAATATGCAAGGCATGGGGAGCGCTAATAGCTATGCTAAACGTTATAGCCTCGCAAACGCATTAGGACTCGCTACAGAAGACGCAGAGGATGATGGCACCGAAGCTACCAAACATGCGCCTGCGCCTCAGGAATCAAAACCTAAGCAGTCTGGCAGGGCTTTAGCTCATTTACTTCAAACTGTTCAAAAATACGGAGTCTCATCCACCAATGTCACAGCTCTCATTAAAGAAATGTTCGGGAAAAACTCATCCAAAGAGCTGACCGATAATGAACTGGATCAGTTGAGTAGAGAGATTGAGGAACGAAGTGAGGTGGCCAATGACCCGTCGTGAAGCGATCAACATTATTGAGAAGCGCAGAAAATCTGGTGAAACTTTAGCAGCTATTGCCAAAGATATGGGATTTCATTTCACCAATTATTACGAATGGGTTAAGCGTGGAACTCAAGATAGCTCCACTTTAGATAAACAGGTAGATCTTAAAAAAACCAAACGAGAATATAAATCTAGATCTTCAGAGCCACATGTTCAAACCATTGAGCTTAAAGATGATCGCAGTGATAAATGTGCAATCATAATCTGCAAAACCTCTGATCTGAAATCAGTCCTAGGAGGACTGCTATGAGCAGACTCCTCAGAGTGGTGTTTAATGCCGACATGAGAAACTCTCATGATGGCCTGGCAAAGCTTGCCAAGAGTTTAAATATTGATGTGAATAAACTTCAGCCAGGGAATTTTGTAGCGTTTATCAACTCAAAAAAAAATCATCTTAAACTATATGCCAGTGGCAATATTATTGCTCACTTGAAATTACCAAATGGAAAACTCAATCTGAACCTCCTCTCAAAACTACCTACATATTTTAATGGCACAGAGATTGAGTACACAAAAGCACTACGTGAACAAATGTTAAAGGAGATTAGGGAATGAGTGATCAATCGACTGCTATATTTGGATTTGGATTTTTTGTTTTAATTGGATCATGCCTTATTTTTTTATGCATGTGGGGATGTCCACATTATAGTGTTTACTACTCTCGTATGGATGGTCAGGCAAAACTTGCTCATGCTCAATCAGAGCGTGAAGTGCAAGTCAAAGATGCTCAAGGTAAGATGGAGGCTGCCTCCCTTCTCGCTCAAGCAGAAATAGAAAGAGCAAAAGGTGTAGCCCAAGCAAACCAAATTATTGGTGATTCATTAAAAAATAATGAAGCATACCTTAGATATCTGTGGATTCATAATTTAGAGGCTGGGAATAACAGTGTTGTATACGTACCCACTGAAGCTAACCTGCCGATTCTCGAAGCTGGAAAAAGAAAATGAATGGCATGAGTGATATTTACAAAGAGATCGACCGGCTGGAAACTATACTGGAAGAAGTTAACTCAATTCTCATCGAGATGGTTAAGCGTTATGACAAGATCAGAATGATGAATGATGAATCCATTCGTGATGATGTGATTGAACGTGCTCGCAATTTTATTAATATCAAGCAAAACCAAAAAGAGATGTCTCTAGAAATGCAAATCGCATCTCGTATCGTTGCAGCAATGCACGCTAAAGTATCTGCGGTGAGTGATGAAGATATCTCACGTGCAGTAATAGCTGCGCGTAAACTTATAGAAAGGTCTAATCAATGATAACTATTACTGAAGCTTTGTCAGAAATAAATCTGATACAGAAGAAAATCTCAGCCAAACAAGAGATCGTATCTGGAAACTTAACAAGATTTGAGAAAACTCCAGATCCCTTCGCTAAAGAAGGTGGAAGTGAAAAATATATCCAATCAGAGATTCAAAGCATTGAAGATCTCTACAAACGCTGGGTTACAATTAGATCGGCAATCGCTAAAGCCAATACTGTGCATACGATCACAATTGGTGAAAAAACAATGACCATCAATGAATGGCTGAATTGGAAACGAGAAGTGGCTACTGCTCAAAAGCTATTTTTTCATAAAGTGCATTATCAAACTAAACAAGCACTTGATGCAAATGCGTCTCGTCCCTCTGTTTACAAAGATGATGATGGTAAAAATATTATTGTTAACCTTTTATCAAATGTGGATTACCCAGAATTTGTTAAAAAAGAACATGAGATTATTGAGATCTTAGAAAGACTTGATGGTCAGTTGTCTTTGAAGAATGCGACAATAACTATTGATATTTAAACATAATTTTATTTGTAGGCGAAATGAAAGGATTATAAGCAAAACAAATTCATTAGCTCAATTTGGTTAGAGCATAAGCAGGTTAAGCTTAAGGTAGCAGGTTCAAGTCCTGCATGAATTGTCAAACTAACGGCCCCCACCTGTGTCTTTCAAATGGAAAGGAAAGATAGAATGGGGGCCGCGTGGTTACATGCAAACCCCATAAAAGCTCAAAACTAAAAGTGCAAAGATGAAAGTTTGTTTAATTCAAAGTGAAAATGGCAAAGATAAAAGCTTTGAGAAAATCCACCGTATATCTGGCTCAATCAGAAATGTTTGAGAGTAGCATGCTTATAAGCTCTATTTCTAGATGGTGGCTGCTTACAAATATTATATTTATAGGAGGCTAGAAATGACCAATCCGAACGAATCATTATTGAAGAAGCATTGATTCATCACGGTGGGAATATCGATTGGACTGCGCGGGCATTAAAAATGCATAGGCTAACTCTTAGAAGACGGATTGCGACTTACGGTATAGACGCTAGAAGTATAAAGAAAACAGCACGTAGTTTAGGTAAGAAAGTACAACCGAGGAGATTGAAATGAGATTTGGACCAGTCATAGGTAACCTAGGTAAAGATCCAATAGAAATTTCATCTGGTAAAGGCCTAGCTTTTTCCATAGCTGAGAGTAAAGGTAAAAAACAATCTGACGGCACATGGATCAATGAATCTCATTGGTTCAACATGTACGCATATGGCAATACAAAGCTTATGGTGAAAAATCTTGGCCTTAAGAAGGGTGACCGCGTTCTCATCGAAGGAGAAGCTCTCACCTATAAAGATAAGGAAGGGAAGACTCAGATCTCATTTTATGTGAATCAAATCTACCGAGTGCTTCGTCCACAAGAGGCGGCTCAGGAAAATCAAAAGCAGTTTGAAGGGATGAGTGAAGAGGACAAGGCATGGAACATGCTAACTGGACCAACTTTTGATTCTGCAGAGGAGATACCATTTTGATTGAAATGGCTGTGACAGCTCTTATTACTGTTAAGTCAGGTGAATGGACTGCTATTCCATTTGAACTTGCAAAACTAAAGCTCAATTGCGCTTGTATTTCTTTTGAACCAAATACTGAGTGTATAGTCGATAGTAAACAAAATTTAATTATTGCAGCTGAAAAGGATGATCCAGAGGATCAAGAAGTGCAGATTGTTTGTGTGAGAAAGAGAAAATGAACTCCCTTATTGATCTATCCGAACAGCAAAGAGAGCTTAATGATGTGATGGAAGCTATGGAATCACGAGGTGTTGAAGTAACAAAAGAACTTCATCAACAGTTAGCGATTGTAGTTTCAAAGTCCGAACATTCAGTTAGCAACTGGATTAATTTGCTTGATGTACAAGAAAAAGAAATTGAGCGTATAGAGCAAATAATTCTAGAAGCACAAGCCTATTTGACCAGTCTTAAAAAAAAGCACGATCGATCTATGTCTCGAACTAAATCCATCATGCAATATCTAGGTGTTAAATCAATCAATGGTTTAGCTGGTAAAAAAATATGGCTACAGAACTCTAAACGAGTGAACATAAAACTAGAAGCTCATGAACTTCCTTCTCATGTGATCAAGATCAAAACAGTTTATGAAGCAGATAAAACTCTCATCAAAAAACTCATTGAAGAAGGGGAATTGATTGATGGATGTGAATTGGTGAATAATGAGCATGTAAGATATAAATAGTAAATGGGGGAGTTAGAGTGGATGAGAATGAGATTGAAGCAATCAGAGAATATGTAGCTAAAATTAAGGCCGTAGTTGATCACCAGGCCAATATGGAATGCCTATGGGTAGATAAGCCACTGATCACCGAACAAACCCTCATGGCAGCGTTAAGACACCTACACGCAGTCATCGAAAATGATCACATGGAAGCTGAACGCTCAAAAAAGCAATATTGGCACATGGAGCCTAAAATATAGGCATATAAATTGCATATTGTTTAAGCTAAAAGAGAGGCTTAAATGAGTAAGAAAGAATTCTCTGTGACGATTGAACTGTTAAGATGGATGAAAGACCATGGTGTTCATCTGGCAGAATTATTAAGCAGCATTGAAGAGCTCAAGATTTATGATCACTTATCTAACACCGGGTTCACAATCCCTAAACGCAAAGGCCGTATCCAAGGCTTTAGTCCAAAGAAAAAGAAAGCCAAAAATGTGGCATCATCTGCAAATCCAGCTTGATGATATAGCACTCAATGTAGACGATAAGTGGCCTCCTGCATTTCTTGCAAGCCATGGCGATAACTTCAAATGTGAAATCGATATTCAATATACAGTAGAAGACGGCATTGAAGAGATTGGAACTCCTGTTGGCACTCATCGTAAATCGTACATAGATGTAGTGAAAGTTGACAGTGTTGAGATACGAGTTAATGGTCTACGACCAGATTACAAAATCCATAGACGGCTAGAATCTGCAGTTCGTTTAATGTTAGATCGTGATCCAAAAGTATTGATTAGAAATGCAGAACGTTGTTTAAACAAAAATTGACCAAGTTTTTTTGGAGCTATGGTTTAACGGCTAGAATGGCAGATTGTCGATCTGTTGGTCCGAGTTCGATTCTCGGTAGCTCCGCCAGTTATAGTAAGTTTAGGGGGATTTATTGGGAAATCGCTATAACTTCACATTTATTATCCACGCTCTGCCCCCCACCACAAACGCTCTCAATTATCGTCACTGGAGTGTCAAACGTCGGCATGCTGTTAAGTGGAAACGTTTGGTAACTCTTGCAGTACTGTCTAATCGCCCGACAGTTCCGCTTCAAAAAGCTCGCTTAAAACTCACCAGATTCTCTTCAGGACGCTGCGATTCTGATGGCTTAGTTAGCTGCTTTAAGCACGTAATCGACGGTCTGGTGGCCTCCGGTGTGCTTAAGGATGATTCATTTAAGCATATAGGTATGCCTACTTATGAGCATAAATCAGCTCCTCAAAAAAAGGGTTATATCCAAGTAGAGATCACGGAAGTCTTTGAATCCGAACATATTTAATCTGGTATGTTACTTGCTAACATATTTAGTATGGAAAAATTGTCGCTGCTCCAGGAACGATTGGCCAAGATTTATAACATGTCTTTAGAGATTGCACTTGCTCAGTATGCTGCTGACAAGAAGACTTTTGAAGATACTGATATAGATACCATTATGAAATTTGTGATTATGAACTCATTAACAATGGAAAAATATGCTTTTACTAAAGCGGCTCTCTCAGTGGTGGCAACGGCTCCCTCTCAACCCCGTGTCGATTAAACAGCTCAATGCGCTGACCAAAGATGGACCAGTTACGGCCCATACTTTCATCTTTCATTTTGCGGTAGTCTGTTTGCTGACCTACATCTTCCACAAGATGCTTGGATCTTAAGCCAGGCAAATAACATGAGTTAAACCCCATGCGGTTTACTCGTTCATTAAAGTCCGAATCTTCAATGCCATATGGCCCGTAAAGTTCGCAGAAAAAACCGACCTGTTCAATCATTTCTCGTTTATACATCCAGGTACCAAATACCCTGTTCATTTTTTCAGTTAGCCAATGAGCATCAAATCCATGCTTTGTTTCACGTGGAACACCTGGATCATTATGTGTGATTCCAACAATACCTGGTTTCTCGATGGTATTCAGTGCTTCAACTCCACGAGCAAGCCAAGATTCAGGCAACTCAGTATCATTCCCAAAGTTGCAAATAATAGAGCCAGTTGAGCGAAGGTATAATTGATTGAGGGCTTTCCCGATGCCTTCATTACGAGAATTAACGCGGTGGTAATGAGCAATTGGATTAAAGTATTCAATAACCCGCTTGTCTGTAGATCCATTATCACAGACCAAAAATTCGAGCTGTTCAATCGGCACCCCACATACTCTAATATTGTGTTCCCAAATTTGCTTAGTTAACTCATAACGATCAATGGTAAGTAACAAGATGCTGATCTTCATAAATATTTATTCATCCAGTAAAATACATCGCGGCTAAATACATCTGGCACACGTTTACATTTAAACATGCGAGTGCCAATGGCTTCTTCAAAAGTAATATCTTGATCCATCCATTTGATAAGAATTAATCGATCAAACGTAAATTCAGTGTAATTCTTGGTTGGAAGTTCCTGATCTATAGTCAAAGTTTCAAGATCAAAGCGCCAATAATCTCCATATCTTCTCAAGCCAATCCATTTTAGCAAATTCACAAGATAGAGGCTCAATATGATAATCCGATTTGGTGAACCAACTGCCAGCATAAATTGGTAGTCCGCCATTGACGGAGGTGGGTTTAGCCAAATGCATATTGAGCTCTACATTTACATTATGAAGCAAATTGTTGCCGCAAGGGATGAGATGTTTGGGTCTAAATATATCCGTAAAATCATTGCAAATATCAATGCACTGCTGATTGAGCCTATTAATTTCTGTGAGTTTTTGGCTCATTGGCATATCCATAAGATGTGGATACCAATGTATAAAGGTATACGGCACCATCGCCACATCCACAGAGCCAATATCACTTTTAATCCGATTCAATGTTTCACGTGAAACAAAATTGTCATTGCCATGATAGATGCAGAAATTATTACTCCGTACAAATACAGAGCTATCGGTCTTGTTCTCATTAGGAACCCAGTAAGCCTCAATGTTGCCATCAATACTATGCCATTTGAATGGAACATATTCATTTATGCCACAACTAAACTCATATAATTTAGCAGATAATTCTGGGCGACCATTCATAACATGGCATTCTTTGCGCATGATAATGTCAGGACAAATATGATCCTGATGAATATGTGAGATGAAAATAGAATCTAATTTTATATCACAACAATCTATCTGCTTTGGATCAAAGCGCCAATAATCTCCATATGGCTTATATTTGCTCCAAACTGGATCGAATGCATAATTATGCATGCCAAAGCGCGCAATAGCCGAAGCATGGCCTACATAAAAAAGACCATCATCCTTGAGATTCCAAAATTTGTTGATAGCGGATTGTCTCGTGGTTGAGCATTGTGTCCGTGATTCCATTACGTTTAAGTCCTATGTCATTCAGCTTTAGTTCCTTGGCAGGATTGCCAGCATATACATATCCAGGCAACACATTTAATGTCTTCGTAACAATCGCACCCATACCAATCATTGCATAAGAACCAACTACAGTTCTTTGATGCAACATACTCGATAATCCAAGATTGGCACCACGCATTATATAGCTCTCTCCGCCGATCATCACATTACAAGATACGTTCACGTGATCCTCAAGGATCGAATCGTGAGAGAGATGAGAGCCTCTGAGCATGACACAATTATTGCCCATTTGTGTGCATCCTTCAGTACCACCATTGATCGTAACAAATTCTCTCACCATATTTCCGTGCCCAATCAATACTGGGCCTTCATAATGGAAATAATCTCTATGCTCCGCAGGTTTTCCAATCGAGATAAAACTTGTGAAATAGTTGTTATCACCAATGATCCCACCAGGACCTATCCATACCGAATGGCCAAAATAATTGTTTTTGCCGATCTTAGCATCGGGATGAATGAAAGCTGTTCGATCGATGTAATTCATTGACTAACCCCCTCAAGGATTGCCTTAATCCTAAACTTTGGGGGTTCAATGATCCAGATACTTTGCGTCACAAACAACACTACAGACTCTGGTGCCTTTTGGCGTTCTGTCGGACCACTGGCAGAATTGCGCAACCAAATGGATATTGGCATCTCCATTGTTTCAGCTTCTCAACTGCTTTGGCCCCATGTTCAAATGGCCGATATTATTTTCATGCATAGACCTTACTCCAAAGAAGAGCTAACCTGTGTAAAATTAGTAAGGAATTTTAAAAAACTTGCA